CATGTATTGCTTTAAATAGATTAATTAATGATTTACCTTTTTTATTACAACTCCAACAATGCCATGGATTTTCACTTTTATCTGATTCAGTAAAATTGATTTCTAACTTAGGTTTATGGTGATTACAAAAGGGACAATGATATGCGTAGTTGCCTTTTGATGTAGATTTACTAATGCCTAAAACCGAATTTACTAAATTTACAAGTAGTTGATTTACCATACCTTGTACTATAACAAAAAAAGCTTGGTTTCCCAAGCTTAACTTAATATAATTTTATATTTTAAAATTCTCCATGCTGTAATGTAAACAATACTTCTTTTAATTGTTTAGCAAATTCTTCTTGTATTTTTTGATATTCATCGTCTTTAGGATTTTCAAATACTTCTATTTCATATAAATCAACATATTGTTCAAAAGCGGGCATGAATTCTTGTTTAAGTTTAAACAATGTACTTTCAACTGACTCTGGTTCTTCTTTAATTATACCAGCTAATTGTTGCATTCTTATAATGTCTTTCATTTTATTATAAATACTTATAAAATTAATTAAAATATAAAATCCTTAGTAAAGAACTTGCCTAATATATTATCATTATAGAATGACTCTGGATGTTCTAATACTTTATAGGTAAATAGGGCTTGTGTTTCGTAGTAGGTTAGTAATTTTTTGTTAGAAGCTAATTTAATTATAGTACGAGTAAACAAATCTTGTTTACCATCTTTAATTAACTGCATTACTTCTTTATTAGAGCCGTAATATGTTTCCCAATCTGATTCTTTGGTTACTATTTTAGTAGTTGGTTTACGGCCAACACCAGTTAGTTCAGCTACTTCTTTTTTACCTAATTTTACTTTTTTATTATGGTATAATACTTTTTTACCTATATAAGATTTATTAGTATCGTTATTTTTAACAATATAAATAAATCCAAATGTGTCTTTAGGAAAATCGTTGAGATTAGTGATGGGCTTACTATTGTAAATCCAAGTTGGTAATGTTAACATTATCTGTCTAAATTAATTAATATTGTTGTATCTGTAGTAGGTGATACGGGTAGGGGTTGAGCTAATTTACCTACAGCTAATAAGTTTTGATTTTCATCATATAAACCTACTGTTGTTACATAAGGTGAAAAATAAGAGCCAGTTACATTGTTTGCTAAATATTGTCCTGGAGTGTAAAATGTTCCTATTGAACTTGATATTGATGTACTACCTGATGATACACTTGGATTTTGAGAGAAATTAAATTCATTTTCTCTAATAGTACATTTATACTGTGTTTCATGTATTTTATATGAACTAGAGAATGAACAAGTTATATTATTACTAGTTATATAATCTGAAATAGAAGCATTATCTCCTCCTTCACCACCATAAAGTGTACTACCATAAGAAACAAAACCATAACCTTCTGGTGTTCCAGTAGTTATAACTGCTATTCCTTGATAATAGAATATATTTCCTATTATTTCTGAGCTGTTATCTAGTAAATTTCCTTCACCGTCATCTATTATACTACCACTAATTGTAGATAAAATAAAAGAATTTGGTTGGATATAATCACCATATAAACGAGATGGTATAGATATAACACCTATAATATCTCCTGATCCTGTAGGAAAATATTTAGGATAAGATATTGTAGTTTGTAGATAATTAAAATATCTACCATCTGAAGGTGTAGTACCTACTAAAACATCTCCCGCGGTATTTGAACCAGGAAATATACTACCTGTATTAACTGAGTCTCCGTAACTTGAACTTAAGTAATTTGAATAGTATAATTGTTTAATAGAATCATATACTAAACGTTGGTACTGAGTTGATACTTGACCTGTTGTAGGATCTGTAGATGGGTTAAATGAACTAGTTAAATTAGTACCTAAAAATCTATCTATACCTACATCAGAGGCAGTCAAAGCGGATGCTCCCTCGAAGCTGAATGCTTTATTCACTTCGAAGGGAGTAACTACGATATCAGATGCTAAAAATTGTTTGTAAGCGCCCATTCATTAGAAATCTAATTTTACTCTAATAAGAGCTTCTTTTGTAAAGTCTTTTAATAATGGTCTAGATAATTTTGCTACTGCTAATAATTCACTAGTGTCATTATATAAACCGATAGTTGTGATATAAGTTTGTGGATTATTAATAAATGAAGGATAAATAACTTCACCTGTTGAACCTGAAATATATGATGGATTTTCTGAATAGTTAAATTCTGAGTTTCTTGCTCTTACAAATATATAATCTGAAGAAATAGTTTCTTGAGAATTTATAGTAAATGTAGCAGCTGTTGAACCACTTATAGCTCTATATAATCTACCATTATTATCTCCGTCAGCATTACTTGATTGAGAAACAACTAAACCAATACCACCTCCTGCTAATGTTGTACCTAAAGCTAATGGATTTAATAAAATAGTTCCAATATCTGGTAGTAACCAACCATATGAACCTGAATTTAAACTATATCCACTTGAATTTACAAAGTTAGTTGCAGATGTTATTGTACCTGCTGAACCTGAAATTAATTGGAATACTCTACCTGCTTCTGTAAATGTTTGAGATGTAACATAGTTACTATTATCAGTTAAAGATATAACACCTAAACTACCTGATAATTCTAATGTTAAAGATCCAGGAAATAAAGATTCTTTATATCTTGTTCTATCAAATGATATAGCCCAAAATTGAGTAGCTTGGATACTACCAAAAGTAAAATCAGTATTTTCATCACCTAATACTAAGTTTTGGTATTGACCATAAATAGTAGAAGTTGGTGATAATCCAGCTACCGCTGAATTAAATAAAGCACTTCCACTTCCTGATGAATTACCATAAGCTATAGCGAATTGTATAGCAGCATTAGCATCTGTAGATGCAGTTTGGAAAACGTTTAAATAATAATCTCCACTTGAACCAGCTTCTTGAACTGATGAAGTAAAAAATGTTGATAATGTTGGTGTTCCTCCTGACCATAACGTTGCTGTTATGGAATCAGAACTTACTACAAAATCTTCAGGGGTTAATCTATTAAAAGACATATGTTATATATTAAGATACTTTTGTTACTGTGATTGGAATACTTACTCTTGCTCCACTATCTCTACCTACTACTGTTAATGTAGCGTATAAAGCTGTGTTTGAACCGAATAATGTGTTTACTGTTGTTGCTCTAATATTGATTGTAGTACCTACTACTGTTTTAGATACTGATGTGCCTAATGTTGAAGTAGAGTTTAAAGCTTGAACTTGTGGTGTATTAATACCAACTCCTTCAAATGTACTCATTAAACGAACATCAGAAATTGTTGCTGTATAACCAGCTGTTTCAAATGTATTTCCTCCTAAGTAGTTTAATGTTTGAGGAGTAATTGCTAATGAAGCACCTTGTTTAATTACAATTGCATTATATCCTAAATCTAAGATAGGCAATTTAGCTGTACCACGAGGTAAAGTTACTAATTTATATTTCATAGTTTGAGTCGATTGAGGAAATGCTTCTAATAAAGGCATGTTCTCAATTGCTTGACCGTAGTAAGCAGAACCTGATGGATTTGTTGGATTATATAATGTATAATCAATTTCATCATCAGCTAAAGCAAATTGTGTAATTCTAAACGTTCCGTCGTTTTGAGCCATTAATTGACGTCCTGTATCTGTTAATATAGCGTCAACTGTTACTATAGTATTATTTAAATATCCCATTGGTTATTATTGTTTATATATAAATATTATTAAATTTTATTTTTTATACTGAGCCGGCATTTTTGCCATACTTTTTAGTTATATAATTTATATTGTTTTTTACAAGTGGTTTAACTGGGTCTAATAATATATACCCCGCTGTAACATCATCATATCGATTAGATATTAAGCCTATATTAGTTATTAAATTAGGTGCTTGTTGTCCTTGCCATATTAATACTCCATAACCAGATCCTGTTACTACTGTTGTGCCTCTACCTCCAATACTTCCTATAGGAGCAGTTGTATTTAATTGAGTTAATAAATCTGATGTATTAGTTTTTAATATTAAATTATAATGACCAGAAACTGTACTAGATGCTGTGACATAAGTTACTGTAGATATTTCAACTGGGGTCCCTAATTGGCCTAAATCTTTACCATCTGCTATGTTTCCTAAATTATCATAAAAACTTACAAACCATCTATTTCCTTCATTTATAGAAGATGATACTGTTGGTCCCATAATGTTACCATAAGTTAATGAACCTGTTTGTTGAATATTAGTAATATCACTGATCGCTGTTTTAGGAAATCCTAATACTTTTGGGTTAACCCCACCTGGGCTAAATTGAAAATCAACAAAAGGAACATTAAATGTTGGATCATTAGTTGAACCAGATCCATAAAAATAAATTAGACCAGGTACATTATAATATACAACCATACTATCAGAATATGATGATGTATATGAAGATGGTATAAAATAAGAAGACTCATTTACTCCTACACCATTTAATGCTACTTCTAGTTGAGTAGGTAATAAATTAGCATTAACATATTGTTGTTGGTATATAGATATACCGGTGGGTAAATTTCTTTGAATTAAATTATCATATGAAGGATCAACATAATCTATAGTGTTAACACTATCAACAGTTTCTCCTATTAAATAAACATTATCTAAAGTAATAGTACCTCCATTTCCTAAAACTGGGTATCCACCAACAGCCTTTGAATATTCATATATACAACTGTCAGAAAGGCGAATTATTGGATCTTTACCATATGATATATCACCAGGCCATGAACCTGAAAATCCATATATTGAAGTATCATATACTAAATTTGATCCATCTTGTAAAATATCTACCCCTACAAAAGGATTTGCTGGATCCGAATATGAGCCTGTAAATATAGTAATATTATTATATAAAGATCCTATAAAAGATGAAGTAAAGTTTAATGTTGTTCCAACTGCAGTTGCTTTTAATAAATTTTGACTTGTAGCAGTTGAACCTGATAACGCCCCATTAATTTTAGTTGCTGCTGCTGTTACTGTAGCTGATGTAGGTGCCGCTAATGATTGTGTAGGGAAATAATATAATGGAGGAACATCAGCTGGTATATCTCCAATTGACCCAGAAGCTACAAAAGTATATTGGTTTGAACTAAAATTAATTTGTATAGCATCTGAAGGTTGAAAACCAGTGCCTAAACCTCCATTTAATACAAATGATCCTACAGCAAATGAACCTGTTGTTGAACCTGTATATTCAGTAGCTGGGGTATAAGTATTAATATCTATTCCGTTTAGTTGATGTCCAA